TCTGTGAGAGTTGTAGGAGTATCTGGTAGAACAGCAGCGATTGCTGCTTCTAAGGCAGGTATGCCTGTCGGTGCTAAGACGGCTAAGACTACAGTGGCTGGCCGTCCTGATGTACCTGTTGGTTCCTATATGCCTAAGAAGAAAGCAGGTACGACAGTTGCTGGTAGACCCGAGACTCCGGGTGCTTATATGCCTAAGAAGAAAGCAGGGTCTGCTTCTGCTCCCCCTAAGCCTAAGACAAAGCCAAATAGAACAGGGGCTACAACTGGTGCAACCCCTGCTGCTCCTGCCAAGGCAAAGCCTAAGCGTAGAACTAATTTGGAGAGAATGAGAAGAAGACAAGCCGAAAGGTTTGCTATCGGTTCTTCTGGTAAATCTCTTTAGTTAGAACTCATAGAGCTTGTTAAGAAGTCTTGACTTGGCTAGGTCAAGCTGAAGATTAACCTCCTCCGGTAGAAGGTTCTCAGTCCAAGAGATCTTAAAGTGATCCCCGTGCCATCCAACCAAGATAAGCTCATCATATTTACCTAGTCCTTCTTTAAGAAGGTCATCAGGTGTAACCCCCGGAGTTTCCTCTGGGGGTTTTTCTTTGTCTTTTTGAATCAGCTTGAAGACTTTCTTGTCATCGTTATCCATTAAGTAATATCCACAATTTCACAGACACCAGCAGTACAGGCAAGAGACTGACTAGCTTTAGTCGTATCTTCCTTTTCGTAATCCGAAAGCTTAGACCAGTCAATTGTTTCTGGCATCTGCTCTAGGAGTTTATAGTATTCTTCCTGAGTACAATCTTCATAAGGGGCTTGCTTATAGATGTGGTCTGAATGAGGAAGGAAGCTAAGACCAGAGGCAATATTGAAGTTCTCATACAGCCAAGATCCTACACCAACCCATTCGTCAGGCTTAACAGAGACGGTAATCGAAGGTTTATGTTCACACCAGAACTCAGCATAGATCTTCCAAAGGTGAAGGTGTTCCTTCGCTGTCATGTCATGGCGAGTAATAGCATCATCAGGAGCTTTAACAGGGAAGCTGAACACTGTAGTATTCTCAGGCTTCATAATGTCAGGCTCATTCGGAATACCCATGTCCTTCATGAACTGCGTAATAGGATCTTTATTATCTCCCCGGACACGGCGGATGTAATAACCATTGTGCCGAGGGTGGATACCAGAAGCAGAGTCAACAAGCTGAGACACTGTACCAGAAGGTTTGACACAGGTAATAGCAGCAGAGACAGGAATACCAAGCTTCTCAGCCCAGATCTTGTTTGTCTTAACTGCTGCTTCCTTCAGTGCAGTTAGTGCAGCCGGAAGCTGACCAAGAGGATTAGACCCATTCAGGATATCATGATCCATGATGCCAGTTAGGGAGACACCAAGGAGACGCTCTTCTTCTGTGTTCTTAGTCCAGATCTTACGAAGGTAGGGGAAGTGGGTGTATGTAGCTTGGACAGTACCAAGGATCGTAGCTAACTTAACCTTACGCTCAAGATCAACGAGCTTGTCCTCTGAACGAACAACAACCTCAGTCAGGTTACAGAACTGGTACGGACGGAGGATGATCTCAGAGCAAGGGTTCGTACCAAAGTCATGGTTAGGGTCACGCCTACCGTTCTTCTCAGTATGCTTCTGTGCTGCAACGCGAGAGAACATACCACGCTCACCAGTACCAGAGTCAACCAAAGAAGCCCACTCATGCAGGAACGTACTAGCATCAGGCTTTTCAGTATAAGCTACAGAGTTATTGGCAAGGCTACGCTGTGGGTTTGTTTCCCAGAACTGTCCTGTCTTGGCATTACGCATACGATCATCCGATAGGTTGGACAAAGATATCATAGCAGAACGACGAACACCACCGACTACAACAACTTCACCGATCTTGCACATAATGTCATGGCACTCAAGCGAGTTAAGCTTGCGACCAGAAGCATTACGGAAGACAGATACAACGAAACGGAACAACTGGTCAAGAGGTTCAGGGCCAGAAGCACGGCCACCGAATACCTTCAGACGGGAACCAGCAGGGCGGATCTTACCCATATCCCACTTCGGTACTTCACCTGAGTACAGAAGAGAGATAAGCTGACGCAAAGCCTTAGCCCAACCTTCTTTGCTATCGGAGACAACAATCATAGTCTGCGAATCGAAGAGGCGCTCAGGTACTTCTGGAAGCTTAGTAACATACTGGCGCTCAACACTGAAGCCAACACCAGTCCCACACATTAAAATAAACATAGCCTCATCGAAGGACTTCATGTCATCAACCGGAAGATAAGAACAGTTATAAGCACAGGTATTGTCACGCTCCAAAGCTTTGCCAGCCGTCATCATAGCTCGCATACTGGGCATAATTTCAAGAGTTAGAATAGCCTCACGGATATCTTCGTAGGTAGACTTCTCTGTAATCTTAGGAGCTACTACATACTTCATAAACCGATCAACAGTTTCTTCCCAAGATTCACGACGATTTTCGTCATCAACCCAACGAGCATACCGTGACGTAGCAATAAAGGTTTGGTAGTCAGTCGGCAGATTGTTCTTCGTATTCGTGTACATCTTTTATCCTTAACTTCTTACGATTATAATCTTTGTCGGATTCTTTTATTCTTTGACGGTACTGTCCCTCTTCAAGTTCTCTTGCAAAGGAACTTCGGTTCTTAATCTTCTTCTGAAAACTTTTCTTTCTCCAGCCCATTGTCAATCTCTTTAAGCTTGTTAAAGCGTTCAATGATGATGTCTTCAAACCTATCATAGAACTCTTCTGGGTCTAGGTCAAGGATTTCTACAAGTTCCAGAATAGAGAACCTATCAAGGATAAGTTGTTTAATCTCGAAACTCATTCTTAATTCTTTCGTATGATACCCATTCATGATCGTACATTCCAGCGTTAACTCCCCGTTTAATTACAACTCCCGGCCACCACATTTTGTTAGCCTGACCAGCATACTCATGCTTCCTGTCAATGTAACAACCGACTACCAACCCCATGATTCGTCGTCCATCAGGTCCAGTCCTCTCTGCGAAATCTCTAGTGTGAGTGTGGCCTTGCGTGCAGGAAACGAATTGTTTTGTAAGGAGGGTGTATGCCTGATGTTCACCACTTGTAGCTCTACCCATGACCCCCGTTGGGAAATAGTGCGAGTAATATACACCATCCACTTCAGCAGGTTCCAGAAAAGGGTAAGTCTCCCAACCAAAGTCTTCATATTGTAGATCCTGTACGGAGATAGTTCCGTCAAGGACTGCATCTTTCTGGATAGCTTTTTCAATTCGAGCATAGTCATGGTTTCCTGTTACCATAATGAACCGAGGAAGTTTCTTTTTTGCTTCCTTGATAGGACGGAACATCAAGTCTTGTGCAGTACACGAAGCTTCAATATCCTTCCTATACCTACGTCCTTCAAATCCCTTTGTTCCCTTATCATAGGAACAGAGCGAAGGCATATCAGCCCAGTCGCCAATGCAAACTACAACATCAGGCTTTACTGATGCAATGAGTTTACCAAGATAGGTGAACCGTTCAAGTGATTCATCAGGTGCAGCGTGAGGATCAGGGATGATCAGATGAGTCTTCGTCATAAACTTCCTCTTCGTCAATAAGACCAACCATTATCAGTAGGTCCAGTTCAGTTTCTTCTAGTGCTTTTTCCCAGTCAAAGTCATCATAAACTGTACCATCGTCGTGCTTAATCTCAAAGTAAAGTCTGATCGTAGCACGAAGTTCTTCATACATATTTCTGTAGTCGTTCTGATAGTCTGTCATGGTAGTCTCCTTATCTTTACACTGCATATTCCTTTACAGCCAATTTTCTTTGCTGCGGCTTCGGAGAGATCAATTTGTCTCCCTTTCCTGAAGGGACCACGATCATTGATTCTGACTGTAACACACTTGGTACGATGACACACACTAAGGCGAGTGCCAAAAGGTAGGCTCCGATGAGCGGCAGTATAAGCATAACGATTAAATCTTTCACCGCTTGCTGTCCTCTTCCCATGAAATCCTGGTCCATACCATGATGCTATCTCCGCATTTACTGGTGTTGTTAGTAGTAGAAAGAGTGGTGCCCAGTGCAGGAATCGAACCCGCGATTGATGATTACAAATCAACTGTTATCCCATTTAACTAACCGGGCTTGGCCTACCCTGCACGATTCGAACGTGCGACATTCTGCTTAGAAGGCAGATGCTCTATCCAACTGAGCTAAGGGTAGTTAAGGTACTTTACCATACCCTTTCTTTGTTCTGAGGTAGTCGTATGTTCTCTTCGCCATGCCTACGTTATCTCTTAGTATTCGTCCAAGTAAGACATGGTTGCATCGATAACAAAGAAGTCCTCTGATTTCTCCGGTGGTGTGATTGTGATCGACTGCAAGATTTCGCTTAGGTCGAATCTTATCAGGAGATCGTTGACATATTGCACAACATCCTCCTTGGATTGTAAGAATGTTTTGATATTGTTCTTTACTGAGGCCATACTTTTTCTCTATCTCTTTCCAACGTCTAGGAGAATCGTTTAACTTAAGCTTCGACTTCAATGACTTCCGGTTCTTTTTCAACGTGCGTCATCCAGACAGGGCCAGTAGAGTAAAGGAACTTACGAAGTCCTACATCCTTCCAGCATTCAGATTTAAAAGAACAATAAGAACAACCAGTAGGCAGCTTAAGATTCCCAGATTTACCCATAGGTTCAGGAGAGAAACAACGAGGGGGAGGATTTTCAGAGGAGACAATCTCTTTAATCTTTTTAATCCTATCCTTGACATTGTACTCATCCTCATTGGTTAAAGGCATAAAGGCAATGTTACCATTTTGTTTATCAACGGCGACATAACCACCATGCTCAATACCTGTGCCTTGTAGATACCCAGACAACTGTGGGATATAGGCAAAGGGATCATCGTTACGAAGAGTCCCATCCTTAAACTTCTTAAAGGCATGGGGTGATGTAGACTTTACATCAATGAGTACACCGTCAATGACAGCATCAATGTGACCAACAATCCCATCGACGTTAACTTGTCGCTGTCTATCTGACACAGAATGACCCGCAACTTCAGCCAAGAAGAGTACAATCTCTTCGATAAGATCTCCATAAAGGAACTTAAGATACGTAGGTCCATTGAAGTCTTCCTTGTTTACTTCACCTCTAACTTCATACCATAGTTGCCTATCGGGCTTACCAATATTGGACATACGAAGTGTACGCTTTTCTGTCTTGGGTAAAAGTCTATCCCTAATCAAGGTAGAGATACGATTACCAAAGTCCTTAACCTGTTCAGTCAGATCAACATCAGTACCCTTTTCTAGTAGCTTATGGATATCTTCAGCTAATGTATTAATAGAAGCCATTAGCGATTATCTCCATTACCACGGAGAGTACCGTTGTTCTTTCTATTACCCAACTTTTCCAAGTTATGTTGTGCAATCTGACTCAATGGAAACCCATGATGGTTGGCAAGACAAGCGAGATACCAAAGGACATCACCCATTTCAGCGAAAAGCTTTTCCTTAAACAGGGGAGTATACTGCTCGAAGAAAGTATCCTTGTCCTCAGTCCAGTACCTTGAATCCTGACGAGCGTACTTCTGCATCAGGCTCATGATCTCACCAACCTCTGCTGAAAGACCATAGGTTAGGTGATCTGCTGTATCGACAAGGAGAGTATCCAGTGCTTTGTTCTGGTAATCATCAAAGTCCATTATCCAACTCCTTAATCAATCGGTTCAAGTACCACTGTGCTTTTTTAAGATCTTCAAGGGGCTTCTTCTTGTACCTCCAACGGTGAAGGTACTTCTTACAGTTACCTTCAAGATACCCAAGGAAGTTATCGTATGGCATGTTATCCTTAAGATAATCAATGCACTCGACAGACCCATTGTTATAGTGGGAGGGGGACTCCACAGAATCCCCCTTAACTTCTACCTCATCAGGTACGTAATAGTTAATCATTAGGCTTCGATCTCAAACTCAACCGACTTGCTTTTCTTCGGCTTCAGGTCAGCAGATGGAGGAAACGGATCTTCAGCTTCATCCATAGCAGCAGCAAACTCATTTACCGGGGAGGCATAAGCAACAAGTTCAATGACTTTCAAAGCACCAAACTTTTTTTTCTTGTTTTCCTCATCCCAGTCAATCATCTTGCCAAGCTTGATGACCTTGCCGTACTTCGGTGTATCATATGACCGCCAATAAACGATGCACTCAGAGTCGTTACCAATAAGATCCTTTGTGCGCTTACCATTCTGGTCAATGACAACCATCTCAGACTCAAAGCCACTAAGATCTACAGCAGCATTACGCAAGGTAAGATACTTACCACCATTGTTAATACGTTCCTTGCCATCCTTGATCTTCTTATCAAGGCGCATACTAATAAGAGCCTTCTCCATCTCAGGAGTTACCGCAAGGTTAACCTCATAGTTCCCAAACTGAGAAGGTTCCTGAACGTGAGCGAAGTAAACCTTGGTGCGGAACTCACCAGTAACAGTCTTCGTAGTAGCCATTGTTTTAGTCTCCAGTTGATTAGAAGTATAGTGTAACATATTATTCGTGGGAGTCAATGGGTTTCTGCCCAGTTCTTCCCAATCTTGTACTCACCATCAAGAGGACAGTTCATCTTGAAGTATTCTCCAGCATCCCTGATGGCCTGTACTTGTAATCTTCCAAGATCTTCTGCTCTTGTTTCCTCCACTTCTGTTTGCCATTCGTCATGGACCCATACGGTTTGCTTGAAATTTATCTTCTCCTTCTTTGCACGGTTGTACCACATTACGTTAGATAAACGCATAATGATTGTCTCACCACCCTGAAGGTAGACAGAGAGTGACTTATGTTCAGACTCAATCTGTATCCGCCTACCGTCAAGACCAACAAGGTAGCCACGCTGCGCTGCCATAGCTGCCTTCCTCTTCAGTTCTTTTAGTGCAGGAATACTATGGAGGAAGTTGTCCATAGCAACTCCCGCTTCTTTTACAGTGCAGCCCAAGATCTGTGCCACCTTAGCCTGTCCTGCACCAAGCAACCAAGCATAAATAAAAGTCTTTGCTGTTGGGCGATCTTTACAGTGTTCGCCTAAAGCATTCTTGTTAAAGGTATGGATGTCCCCGGTAAGCAGGGTCTTCGTATACTCAGGGTCATTCATGTAGTGGGCAAGTACACGAAGTTGTATTCCAGCAGCATCAGTTCCAACCAAAGCAGAGCCTCTGGGGACAGTCCAAGCTTGTCTGCATTCGTACGCAAATAGCCCAGATAAGCCTCGCTCTGTGGTGATAGAGGGGATGTTTGCCATGTTTGGGTTTTGGTGACTGGCTCTGTGAGTGACTGTACCGGGGACGATAACTTGTCCGTGGACTCTGCCATCTCCGTCCATTCTATCCATCCAGTCTTTTGCTGTCTTCCATCTTGTCTCAAGGATCTTCCACTTCTTCATGTCTTTAATACACTTAGGCATATCCCTACCATCAGGCAGATGATCAGGTATAGTATCAAGATTCTCTTGACAGATCTTCCAACTCTTTCCAGTCTTCGTTTGTACCTTTGGTTTCCAACCAAGCTCATCAAGTCTCTTAACAATTTGAGATGGTGAACCAAGATTAAAGTACTCCACCTTATCCTTAAGTTTCTTACCTGTCTTATCTGAGTATCTCTCCTCAACTATAGGAGGAAAAAACTCAACGATGGCATTTTCTATACGGTTAGCTTCTTGCAAAGCACCAGTATAAATCTCCATCGCTACTGATTTGTCCAAGAGAAAACCATTCCTGATTTGCTCAGAGACAATAGCCTGTACTGAATGCTCAAGGCGAATAGATTCTGGAGAGAAACCTTTAAGGTTCTTAACCAGTGTCTTATAGAGTTTCTCTGTTACCTTAACATCTTGCTTGCAATATGTTTTCATTTCCTCCGTGTACTTTGAGAAGTCTTGAAACTGGATCTTTGCTTCACCGAGGCGGTTGCCCCACGCTTCAAGTCCATGCCCATCAAGAGTTGGCTGCCACAACCGTGACATAACAAGAGTGTCCCATTGTCTGGAGACGGGGATAGTGACACCCCACAGACGGGACAGGACAGGACTATCGAAGGAGATACTGTTGTGTCCAACCCAGTCGTATTCTTCATGGTGTTCGTAGAAGGTTCGGAAGTTTTCTGCATCTCGAAAGATGTAGTATCCTTCTTGTCCCAGGATTTTGGCAACCAAGATGTAAATTTCTGTAGCATCCAACGCATCAGTTTCTATGTCCCATATGATCTTCCCAGTCGGTGATTGCATTAGCTTGCTTCCTTAAATATCCTGCCAAAGCTTCAAGTGAGTACGCTAGCTTTGCAATGTTTTCTCTACCATCCTGTCGGATAGTAGGAGGGCTACTAGGTACGCACTGACTTTCAATATAATCATTAGCCATCTTAAAGAAGGTAATAATTTCTTCTTGATCTTCTACAAAGATATGGAATCCTTCTTCTGATATCCATCCGTCAACGTGAATGTTAATCGTTACCATCGTTGTTCTCCACTGGTGTATCTGGTTGTTCTTCGATGAGTCTACCAGATTCAGTATGATACCGGAGGTGAGTAGCTAACCCCGTCATACCGCTGAACCTGTTCTTTACTACACGTACCCTGACAATGTGTCTTTCTGCTGGATCATCTGCCTGTGTATTCCGCTCAAGACCCAGAATGATATTAGACAACTGCCCAATCCCGGCAGTCCCACGAATATCAGAAAGGCTAACAGAAGCACCTTCCTCATGCGATTGTCCATTGCTTGGCCTCTTCAAGTGAGCAGCCATAATGATACAGACAGACAACTCGACAGTCAAGGTCTTAAGCTTTGTAGCAATCTCGTCTAGTGCGCGGCGTTCATCACCATTGCTTTGATCAGAAACTACAATAGAGATATGATCAAGTATAATATACTTGCAGTCCAAAGCACGGACAAGGTAACGGATAGTAGCGAGAATACGATCAATACTATTACTACCAAAGCTGTCATAAAGAAAGACCCTGCCTGACCCAACAGTTGCTTTATAGGCATCATCAAACTCATCCTTGGAGAACTCCTCATCAGGTAAATACAAACGCTTGTTAGCATGAACTGACATCAACCCAAGGCCAGTGTCACGGATAGGTTCTTCTAAGAACAATACACCCACGTTGGACTCAGTGTTATTAAGCAACCCATAGATTAGCTCTCTAAGAAACTGTGTCTTTCCAACACCTGTTCCAGCAATGACAGTAACAAGTTCTCCAGTACGGAGTCCATAGGTATAGTCGTTAACACCAGTCCACGGGTAGTTGACACTGAGATACTCAGGCTTTCGGAGGAGAAGGTCATAGATGCTTGACCCGGATACAATACCATCAGGGGTGAATGGTCCTGCTGTTCTGTGTTGCTCATAGAACTCCTTAATGTTATTGTTGACAAGGTAATCAGAAGAGTCCTTGTGATGAGACAGCTTCATGATCCGCACCTTCTTTGGATCAAAGAGACTTGCTGCCTTAACCATAGCATCCTGTCCAGCCTTATCATTGTCAAAGGCAAAGACAATACGCTTAAAAGAATTTACATATTCATAGTTACGCTTAAGATCTGAGACAGCAGTACTGGCCGAGCATACTGAGACGCACGGTTCATTCAGCATCTGGTATGCAGAGAGTGCGTCAAGTTCACCTTCGGTAATTGTAATACTGTTACCACCGGATGGGAACAACGCTTGACCAAACAACTCAACCTGACCCGGAGATCCAGACCAAGGGAAGCCAGCTTTATCAGGCAGTCGTGTCTTTACAGCAATGAGTTTACCATCCTTGTAGTAAGGATACATATGCCTACCGTCCTGTTGTAGAACTTTGTAGAACTCAACAGTCTTCTGGTTCAGCTTCCGGTCAGTGATGGGTGCAAGATCACCCTTCATCATCACGGGAGTGCCACTCATGTTGGTCATTTCTTTTCCTTCACCAAAGTATTTGTTGCATACGAAACAGTACTGATGATCACCGTAATCGTATAGCCCGTCACTCGATGTCCCACAGGGGCAGGGTAGGTGCTTCTTCATCCTCTAGTTCTTTCAGTAGTACTGTTCGTTGGATTATGTTTTGGCATTCTGAGCAAGGAGAAAACTTAATTTTACCCTGCACTCTTTCAATCTTTATCTCACCATCTTGGCAGTCCTTGTTGCAGATGTTACATCTCACTTCATTCTATCTCCCAACATCTTAGGTAAAAGTGTTTACCACAGGCTTCGATTTCTTTGGGAGGATATCCTTGTTCTACAATCCAGTCAAGTATTCTATGCTTGTGTTCTTCTGGTACTACCTTTGGAAAACCATACTTCCACCCAGTAGGTGGGTCAACCATAAGTCTAGCCATTAAATTTTTTCCGTCTTAACAGCAACCAGTTGATAGCCCAGTGCCTGAAGTACAGCCTCAATGTCTACCAGCTTGGGGGATGAATCATTCTTCCTCCACTTCCTGATAGTGTTAGCACCAATACCAGACTTATTAGACAAATCTTCGTATGTAACATTAAGACCCATTACATCCTCATGAATCAGACGCACAAGCCTATGGATGTAGACATCATCAGGTAATGGTGATGGACGCTTAGTCATTGCTTTTCTCCTTGAGAATGTATGCAGTCGGCGTGTCAACCTCATACCAAGCACCCTGAATACCCGGCCACGCATTCAGGGCAGCGGCGATGGCTCCCTTAGCGGTCAAGGTTCCGTCCATCCAAGCTTTGCGAAATGCACATTCCACCTCATCCGGTATCTGTTCAGCCGTTATCATTGTCACACCTCTTTCCGCGTACCATCACGCCAAAGAACACATTGCCAATTGATATTCCGTACAGGCTCGTCTCCCAAGACCGCCCAAGCGCGGGAAAGGACATCTTCATTCGTGCCGTTGGACCCCAGTGCCACCAAATTTTCATGCGTCACCTCCAAGGGCAGCGCGGGCGATGTCATATCCATTGTAAGCATCTCGTGTTGATGTGTATGGCTCCAACCACACACGCCTGCAGTTCTCGCCCGGTAGTTCGTCCCAATTATTTGCACTTGCGTAATGCCTCAGTGCCTCCCGCAGCCGTTCAATCTCATCCTCATACTGCTTGACGATGTCAGTCATCACTTGTCCTCCAGTGCGGCGCACGCATAGTTCTTGATGTCTTCAATGAAGAACCAGTTATCTCCTGATATTTCTCTTAGCGCCGCCCGCAGCTTGGCGTTCTCTGCCAACAGTCTACGGATCTCCTGCTTCAACCTTTCGTTCTCATTATCCATACTCTTGTTCTCCACCTTGTAAGTGTACAGCATGCTCTCAAGGTGTTCCAGTTCCCTGTCTCTGTGTATCTC